AAATCACAGATTCGAGTATTACAGAGTATTGGTAGGAGCTTAAGAAAGAGTGACGACGGCCGTGAGGCCAAACTATATGATATCGCTGATGATTTGCACTGGTTAGGTAGAAAAAACTTTGCACTAGAACATTCAGCCGAGCGCATTAAAATCTATAATAAACAGAAATTTAATTATAAAGTATATGAAATAGAGTTAAAATGAAAGTAGATGTAAGACAATTAGTATTAAGCAATGGTCAAGAGCTTCTATGTGAAGTTATACAATGGCCCGATCTAGAAGTAGATGAGAGTGAAGTAATGATCATACGCAAAGCCGCTAAGATTATTATACAAGAGAACTTTCAGGCAGGCACCAGATGGTTTACATTTAGACCGTTTATGACATATCAAGATGATAACAGTTCATTGTGTTCTCTTATGCCTCATCATATTATATCAATAGCTCACCCTAGCGATTTACTTAAAAGGCAATATAGTAAATACATTTCTATGATGTTGGCTGAATTGCAAGAAAAGCACCAAGAAGAACACGATCCACTTTCAGATTATATAGAACCACCTGTTGATATGGGTTTAGATTCTGATGACTTTGATAATATAATACCTTTTAAAATAGATCCTAATAAACTTAATTAGGTACTATCTACCCCTCAACAAAACCTCTATTAATTATACAGCTGTTTGTATGTTTTGTACACGGCTAAATATAAATTAAATTAAATAAAAATAATTGTTTACATCCCCTTAGAGTTGTGTTATAATAATTACAACAAGATATACTAGGAGTTATCATGGCGAAAATAAAGCCCAAAGACAAACCACACTATGTCAATAACAGAGAATTCTCTTATGCCGTAGTAGACTACTGTACTATAATCAAAGAGGCAAAGGCAGCCGAAAAAAAGCTTCCAGTAGTTACAGACTATATAGCCAAATGCTTCCTTCGGATTGCAGAAGGCTTATCTCATAAATCAAACTTTGTACGATATACATATCGAGAAGAAATGGTTATGGATGCAGTAGAAAACTGTCTCAAAGCAATAGAAAATTATAATATAGAAGCAGCTACACGCACCGGTAATCCTAATGCATTTGCTTACTTTACTCAGATATCTTGGTATGCTTTCCTTCGTAGGATAGCCAAAGAAAAAAGACAACAGGATATTAAGATGAAGTTTATAGCACAATCTTCAGTAGAAGACTATACAGAAATGGAAGCAGGCGGAGTAGCTAGTAATGTTGCAATGCACTTTGTTGATACATTGAAGAGCCGTATTGATTCTATTAAAGTAAAAGACACTGCAATAAAAGAACTTGCAAAGAAAAAACGTAAAGTTATGAAGTCAAAGGCAGTAGCTAATTCAGGTGATTCAGATTTAAGTGAGATCTTAAATTAATGAAAATATGTATATTGAATGATACACATGCTGGTAATCACAATTCATCCGAAATATTCCTAGACAACGCGGATACTTTTTATAATGAAACTCTCTTCCCATATCTTAACGACAATAATATTAAACATATTGTGCATCTCGGTGATTACTTTGATAACCGTAAGTTTATAAACTTCAAAGCCTTAAATCGTAATAGACAAAGCTTTCTATCTAAACTACGTACGTATGGTATTACTATGGATATTATTCCAGGTAACCACGATACATTCTTTAAGAATACGAATGATCTGAATAGTTTAAAGGAACTGCTTGGTCATTATATGAATGAAGTCAATATCGTTATGAAGCCAACTGTCATGGATTATGATGGATTTAAGATGGCACTTCTACCGTGGATTACATCTGAAAACTATGAAGAATCAATGAACTTTATTAAACAATGTAAAGCTGATTGGATGGGTGCACACTTAGAACTTGGCGGATTTGAAATGGCAAGAGGTGTACAAAATCATGGCGGTATGGATCATAAGATATTTAGTAAATTCGAAAGAGTTTTAACTGGTCATTTCCATACAAAATCAACAATAGACAATATTACGTATGTTGGCACTCAATTAGAGTTATCCTGGTCAGATGTACATGATCCTAAGTATTTCCATATACTTGATACAGCTACACGAGAGATGGAACCAATACAAAATAATCACACTTTATTTCATAAAATCATGTACAATGACGCGGAAACCGATTATAATAACTATAACGTAAGTGAATGTGATAAGAAGTTTATTAAAGTAGTTGTAATTAATAAAGCTGATCTGTTTACATTTGATAGGTTTATCGATAGAATACAAGAGAGACCTATACACGAATTGAAGATTGCTGAGAACTTTGACGAGTTCCTTGGTGAAAATATTAATGATGAAAACATTTCTGTCGAAGATACTAGTCAACTCTTAGATAGTTACATTGAAGCAGCAGACACTGAATTAGATAAGGACAAGCTAAAGATGTCAATGCGCGAATTACTAACAGAAGCACAGGCCCTTGAAGTTGCATGATAATATTTAAGAAACTAAAATACAAGAACTTTTTATCTACCGGAAATACATTTACAGTCATAGATCTTGCACGAAGCCAATCTACACTTGTTGTAGGGGCAAATGGCTCAGGTAAATCTACTATGCTAGATGCAATGTCCTTTGCCTTATTTGGCAGACCACACCGAAATATAAACAAACCACAACTTGTGAACACAATAAACAATAAAGAATGTATAGTTGAAATAGAATTTTCTATTGGTAAAGCTAACTTTAGAGTTATGCGTGGGATCAAACCGAACCTCTTTGAGATATGGAAAGATGATACAATGTTGAATCAGTCTTCTCACTCGAAGGAGTACCAGAAGATTCTCGAACAAAATATCGTCAAATTAAACCATAAATCGTTTCATCAGATTGTTGTGTTGGGAAGTAGCAGTTTTATTCCTTTCATGCAGCTACCAGCACAACATCGCCGTGACGTTATTGAGGATCTTCTGGACATTAATATATTCTCTAAGATGAATAGTATTGTGAGAGATCGCAATGCAGTTCTCAGAGAACAGCTAAAAGATCTCACATATAATCTCGATTTTACAAAAGAAAAGATAGAACTACAGCGCAAATACATACGTGAGATTGGTGCACTCAATGATGAGAATGCAAAGAATATCACGAAGAAGATTGACGAACAGCATAAGCAAATCACAGATATGCAAAAAGATAACTTTATACGTGGCGAAAGAATTGCTGGCATACAAATCGATTTAGATGATAACCTAGCAAAGACACATAATAAGAAAACTTCGTTAAGTCAATATCAGATGTCTTTTAAACAGAAGATGATATCTGTAGTAAAAGACTCTAAATTTTATGAGGATAATGAGGTATGTCCTACATGTACTCAAGATATATCAGATGATGTAAGACAAACTAAACTATCAATTTCTAAAGATAAAGCTAAAGAGTTACAAGAAGCAATAGATAAATCTCGAGATGAGATGGCAAAAGTAAATAATTCTATTGATTTACTCAATGAACAAGCTCAACAAGTACGTGATAATAGTACAGAGATACTAGCTAATAACAAATCTATTGATATGTTACAGAAACAAATATCTACATACGAAGATGATATGGCCAAGTTAAGTGGCAAAGAAAGTGATCAAGCACAAGCAAATGGTGACCTGACAGCATTGCTTGACAATAAAGAAGCCTATGTTGAAGAGAAGTTAACACTTAATGAAACCTATGCATATAATAATGTAATGTATGAAATGTTAAGAGATACAGGTATTAAGACAAAGGTAATTAAAGAATACTTACCGGTCATCAATAAGCTTGTTAATCAGTACTTACAGACCCTTGATTTCTTTGTACATTTTAATCTAGATGAATCATTTCAAGAAACAATACGTAGTCGCCATCGTGATTCATTTACGTATGATTCGTTTTCTGAAGGTGAGAAGCAGCGTATCGATTTGGCATTACTATTTGCTTGGCGTCAGATTGCTAAGATGAAGAACTCTGTAGCCACAAACCTATTAATACTTGATGAAACATTTGATAGTTCACTTGATCATGATGGCGTAGAAAATCTCATGAAGATCTTGAATACACTTGACACGGATACGAATGTATTTGTTATATCACATAAGGGTGAGATACTAGACGGCA